TATTATACACCAGCAGGGGCTACGTGATTTTATTATGTCTCAAAAGCTGTAAACTGCTGTCACTCCCATAATATCAAGCAGGTCAGCAAATATGCCTTCTCCGAAGATCCTGGCATTTGGCTGATCGAGAAAACCGAAGTACTGCTTATAGTCATACATCTCGATGGCTTCGATTCCGATACCGCCGCCACGGATAAATAGATTGACTGCCTGCAGGAAATGCAGGTCATTTGCCGAGAGCCGCGCGCCAATGCCGAGCATGATCTTCGCATTGCCCAGCTCCTGCATCGTCACATGTTCCACGTCAAAGATGGCGGCAACACTGTGCATGATATTATCCGCTGTAGCACGCGCGGTATCCTTGTAGACTTTCAACCATAGGATCCTGCGATAGAGGTCATCCGCAACGGTCGCGCTCATGAGCCAAGTCTCAGTATCACCCCGGAACCGTCCTATGCCGAAAGTCTGCGTATTGTCCTGTTCTTGAAAGCCAAAGAACTCGACTTGTATTGCGTTGTCAATCTGTCGAGGTCTGTCGACAATGGTTCCAATTCCATTCAGCTGCATGCCTTCACCCATATCAATCCAGCGCTTCTCTCGCAAGTCGGTGAAAGCCTGACGCAGTAAATCAAGCTCTGCCCCTAAAGCATCAAGCTCGGCATAGATGACCGGCTTGTCCGCGAACTGTGCGATGAGATGGTCCTTCATACGGTCGCTGTGAATCGTCTCGATGATCATAAAGTACTCACCTCGATACGGGATACATCAAAGACAGATTTCTGGCGCGGGCTGATACTGATGTTATCCGTTGAGTATTTCCCCGCTGTCTCGCCTGTCGCGGCGGTCAGGTCGATGAAGCCAACGCCGGTCGTAGACTTGAATACTGCCGCGAAATACCGCTGCAGTATGACATCCTCGCCAATTTTCTGTTCCTGTCCTCGTGCTAGCAGGGCCTGTGTGATATCCGATACTGCCGAGGGCGGCAGTTCCTCGTCGGGATTCTGGCTGATCTTGACCTTAAACCTAACCTTTACCTGATCCGGGCGGTTGAAATATATATCGTGCTCAAGTCCCATAGCATCAGTTGCCTGAGCGCTCGTCGTACCGTATGTGCTGATACCGCCCGCTTTCAGGCGCCAGACTTCCTGTGCGATGGCTTTGTCGTCACCTCCATCTACGATCACTTCGATGGAGTGCGGCGGTCGGCCATCGCTATCCGTCGCATCTGTAGCGTTATCATACGTCATGCAAGCCGTGACTCCGGTGACATTATTCTTAACACCAGCCGATATGGCCTCTGTCATGGCAGCGGCTCGTGTATACAGCGATAGCTTCCACCGCTGGCGCAATGCGATGTCGCTCTCAGCGTCCTGACCGACGTTTGTCGGATACTCATTGTTGACAGCCGACCACCCAGGCGTTGTCGTGACGATGCTCGTCACCGTCCCCGTATCTGGGTCAATTGCGCCAATGTTGATGCACTGGAAGCGGATAGGCGAGCCGATGCTGGTAATCGTCAGGCCCCTTGCGTTGATTCGGAATGCGCTTTTGACCGAAGCCGACCGGATTGACAGGACATTGTTGTCAATGGATGTCTTGATGCTATCACTGCCAATCTTCTTGGACAGCGCATTGAGCACGATGACCGCCGTATCCTTGTCGACTGCCGTGTAGGAGGTCTCTACATCGTTGACGGTCAGCTGGTAGGTATTCCCAGCGACGATATCCCCGCGGATGACAAGCGCCGCATAGATTGCCTTGCCCGATGTGATAGCCGCATCGTCTTCGATGCACGACCAGGTACTGCCGTTCTGCGCCGATGATGCGATGCGGGCACCATACTGGATGCTTGTCCCGTCTGTCCCGTAGCAGGTCGCGGTCAGCATGCTTTTTGTACCGGCCACCGGCACGATGCCGGCCAGCCCGGCTGCATTTGCCAGGCTTACCCCTGTAGCGGTATTCGGGTACATGGCATTGTACGCATCTTCAGCCTGCTCCCACAGGTCCGCAATTTCATAGGCATACACGCCATGCAGCTGCCCGAAGAGGCTGTTGCTCCCCGTCTGGATCTCTACACCGAGGCGGTCGGCCACGCGCTTGTTGATATCAGCCAGGATCTCCGGCAGACGCTTGCGCCGGAATCCGTCTTTTGTGAGGCCGTAGACCGCTTCATTATCTGCCATAGCCCAGCACCTCCTTCCTTGTGATCAAGCCATAGTCTGTATCGATTTCATAGGCCACCGCCAATGTGCGCAGGACATGATTGAATGTAAAGTCCAGCTCTGTCACATCTCTCACGCCCTCTACGCTCTCGATGGCCTGCGTCAGGATCTGCCGGATATGCGCTTCATTGGGGGTCTTGACGAGGATGTATTCCAGATACGGGATGCCGTCGCTCGTCTTGAGGAACCACTCGCCGAGCCATTCGCGCAGCGTAATGAGTACCTGCTGGGCGACACGCTCTGCATTGTCGACGATCATAAGGTCGCCACCCTGCACAATGAGGTCAGAAGTGCTGACATCCATCGCCAGATCATATGCCATAGTCTCATCTCCTTCTTATCATCACTGCGGACTGCCTGTCGTGCCGCCGCTATCGCCTGGATGCGTGTGGTGCATGACCGAGATGCCATTGACGACCAAATCCCCGCCCGTCACGGTGATGCCGCCGCTCCCGATGCACATCTTGACGCCGCCGTTGAAAACACAAACCTCAGAAGGATGGCCCGAAGCCATCAGGTTCGCGCGGTTGTAGAGACCTGGGATGCAGATGGCATCATTGATATCGTGACGCCTCCCATTGCTGCTGTCACCGCCACTCAGGAAGTCATCCAGCTGTCCCTCAGCGAACACAAGCAGGCAGCCATCTCCGCCCTGCAGGGGGAATGTCACACCGACCTGGCCTCCGCAGCCTGTTGGGAAGATGACCGGCGCGCCGTGGATGACAGGATACGGCAGGCCGCGTCCATCCTCGAGCTTGTACTGGCCGACCGGCTGGACATCTGCCCGCCCCATGCCGGCATCATACGAGATGATTTTCCCGGGCATGGCCGTGTGAATATTGCCGACCATATCATCCATCCAGCCCGTGATCACTTTCTTGACCTCATTTGCAGATTGCGCCATACTCATGCCTCCGATGTCTTGATGATGTACTCAGGATACTGACTGCCCATGTCGAGGCTCGATGCATGATACCAACACTGATGCGATGAGCTGTTGTGCCACATGCCGCCCTGGCCGTCGTACACGCCGACGTGCGCCGGACTGATGCCGTCGCTGAACACGATGGTATCCCCCTTCGCAAGCTGACTGCCGTCATATGGTACGACCGTGACGCCGGCCGCATTGGCATCGTCCAGGAGTCCCTGCACGTCCCACTGGCCATTCTGCGATTCCTGCGCGAGGAAAGGCGACCAGTAAGAGCCAGCCTGCGCGACGCGGTAAACGCAGCCATCGTTGACATAGCCGCCCTGCGCCGCATCGACGGCCTCACAGCCTGCGTCAACATTCGCGCTGACTTCGCCCGAGCTGCCGCCCGTCGCATCACTGTAGACCGCCGTTGTCCCTGCTGCATCGCTCTCCGGCGACTGCAAGGTGGCATTGCGGTCAACGAGGTCAATCTCACTTGCCCAGTCGCCGCTGTGCGTGTCCCCGCTATGATGCGCGGATTTGACCTTGAGCCATCCCGTCACATACCGCGATTCGACCTTGACGAGGTCGCCAGGGTTCAGCGTCGGCGACAGCAACGTGCGGATCTTCCAGCCGCTCTCTGCCGTTGAGGAGTCCTTGTTCTCCTGCTGTGCCTGCTTGCGCTTCGCCGTCGCCGCATTCGGCCTAGAGTTCGTCTTGGTGTAATGCTCTGGTGAACCGATGAGTCCGCTGTCCGGCGCGAAGACAAGTCCCTTGTTCGATACGGTCCCGCCCTCGAGGATGAGCTGCAGGATCTCGTTCTGGACGCTCCATTTGACGCCCGAGCCGTAGCAGATACTGTCCAGCGCATCGCGGGCAGTACCGACGAAAGAGTAGCCGTCCTTGAACGTGCCGAACTCAACGCCGTCCCCGAAGACGACCGGCAGGCCCATCTCATCCGCAATATACTGGATGATCGTGTTGCCCGGCGTGCCAGGACCGAACGACAGCGAGAACGCAGTATCACGGATAGCCTTCTGGCCATCGGACAGGCTGAGCTCCGTCGCGGCGTCCTTGCCATCGTCCTTTGTCGAGCTGCTGATGACCGACCCGACAAAGAGGCGGACAGGGCCGCCGTTGTCCTTGTAGCCCGCGTAGATCTCCACCTTAGTGTCTGGCACCTCAATCTTCTTCCTCGTGTCATCGCTCAGATTGTAGATGACCAGCTTGCCCTTGTTCGTCTCCTTCGACAGGTCCTTCGTGATGTCGAACGTGATGCGCAAGGTGTTGGCAAACTCCAGATTGAGGTCTGGGAACTTGACTCTATACTGACGATTCCAAAGCATTCCGCAGCTCCTCCTTCGGTACATACACCAGCGCCGCCTTGCCGCTTACGAAGTCCTTGCGGCCGATCGCTTTGACGTCCGTATTCGTCACGATGGCCATGAGTTCGCCAGACGGCAGGGTCTTGATGCGCCGGTAGGTATTCAGCAGGGGAAAGTTCGGGACGACCGAGATGCCCCGCACGATATCGGCGTTGTCGTTGGTGCAGACGTCCATCGTCCAGGTCTTCGAGGTGTCGTTCCAGTTAAACCGCAGGCGGTAGAGCGATGAGTCCAGAACGACCGATTCCGCAAAGCTGTTTGCATCCAGCATGCTGATTGTCACCACAGCATACCACCTCCCATACTGTTCGATATCGTCGCCATAGCCATGTAGGCCGTCGCTTCCAGTCCGACGCCGACACTGCCGAACTGGCTCAAATCGATATTATTCGTCGACAAGATGCTGCCGCCCGACGTATCCGGCTCAACAGTCCGCATGCCCGTCCCGATTTCCTGCGTGGACGCCAGGCCGCCATCCTTGCCCGTCTGTCCGGCCTTCCCCGATGCGTCTGCATTGCAGCCATCTTCTGGGATATCCTCGGTTCGCTGTGTCACACGGCGCACATGCGTGAACTGCAAGGTGCACCGGTAGCAGTAGCCATCCTCGGCTTTGCGCGGCATCGGTGCCGACGTGAGGACCATGTCCTCATAGATGGCATCGACGAGCTTGATCGTGACCGGCTCACCCTTCTTCCAGATATCCATGATGGCATTGATGACACGGTTGAGCGTATGGAGCTTCCCACCAAAAGCCGCATTCCACCAAGTGACCGGCGTCGGCGTGAAGAGCACCTCGAGCTGCAGCTTCAGCGGCTTGCGGATGCAGTGGTCCGAGATGGAAAAACCATCCTCAACAGGATACTCCGTGACCTCCGCGCTGAAATCCGTCGTGCGCGACAGGATGACATCGCACTCCAGATAATCGCCAATCTGCGCGGGTTCTACGAGCTTCGGCAGGACCGTCGTCGGGCTTTTATGCTCCATGAAACCTGCGCCAAAACCGCCCAAGACGCTGAAGCCGCCACCCATGACGCTGCCAATCCCAAAATCTGCCATGCTATCACCTCACTTATCATCCATAGGGGAAGAATTGCGTCTGGCCGCCGCCCAGCAAGTAGTTTGCCGTCTGGCCGGCATCCTCCGCACTGTAACCGTTGAACGTGTTGTTCTGCGTCGTGCTGTAGCTGAAGGCATTGCTGGTCATGCGCTCCAGTGCGCTGTTATGGGCATTGAGCTCGCCGGACATGCCGAGGAACTCCTTGGCCTTATTGATAATGGAATCAAGGCCATTGGCAATCCACACAATCGTGTTATAGGCAACATTCAGCACAGAACAGAACGTATCCACAAAAGCCGCAGCTCCACGGAACGCCCATGCTGCGATCTCGAACATAGTCTTGATGGCTGAAACAATCAGCATGCCGATGATCTCGGCGATTGTTCCCAATATCGGCAGCAGGGCGGCAATGACCGGCTGAAGCTGGAGCCAGGCATCACTGAGATACCCGAGTCCCTGCATCATCATGTCAATGCCAGGCTGGAAAGCCTGCACGACCGTCTCCCAGTTTTCCTGCACGAAATAGATGGCCGCCGCCACCGCTGCAATGGCCGCAACGATAGGCCAGCCTGCGGCTAAGAGAAAACTGACCACACCAGACACGATGCTGAACAATCCCGAAAAGACGCCTATCAATGCACTTACCGCCGACCCGACAATGGCTAGCACGCCACCGATAGCCGTAACAGCTCCGGCGGCCAGCAGGATCTTCATGATGAGATTGTCGACACCTGTAGACGCGCCCAGCTCATCCAAGACACCAACGAGCTTTTTCAAGGCATCGACTGCTTGGGAAATGATTGGGTGTGCTTCTCTGAGCTTCTGGTACTGCTCTCCGCCCGCATCATCATCTTTTGGGCCATTCCAGATAGCCATGAAGGCATGTGCATCCTTGAAGAGCTCTTCAAACGTCTGGTCAATCGACGTCGCAATCGACGAGAAAACGCCTGTGTCCCGCTGGATACTCAGCATTAGATAGTCCCAGCTATTCTTGATTTTCGTCTGAGCCTGACCGATGGTCATCGGCATCTTGCTGAATTCACCATCAATGGCATCTCCGCTGGCCAAGATTGCTTCGATGACGGCCTCCGATGTCAGCTGTCCCTGAGCGCCCATTTGCCTGAGCTGCCCCATCGTAACGCCAAAATGATCAGCAATGTGGTTCATCAAGGTCGAAGCGTTCTCATCTAGTGAGCGAAGCTCATCGCCCTGCAGGACACCAGAGCCCAGCGCCTGACCGAGCTGCAAGATGGATGCCGATGCCTCCTGTGCCGATGCGCCGCCAACGGTCAAAGCCTTGGAGACGACGTCTGTGACGCGCAGGCTGTCTTCCTGACTGACACCGAAGCGCTGTGCACCGCGAGCGACCTTGTAGTAGAGGTCGCCCATCGAGTTCAGGCCCTGGCGGTCTTTCTGCGCCATTGCATACAGCTTGTCTTCTAGCTCATAACGCTCCTGCTCCGCCTGCGTGACCGTGCGCAGACGTCCATCGAGGTTCATCATGTCATCCGCTGCCGATTTGATGGCACTGACCGAGAAGGCCGCAGCCATCGCTCCTGCAATCGGACCGAGCGCCCCTGCAATGCCCGACAATGACGACTTGATTTGCGACAGGCCCGATGTGACACGGGAAGCCGAGGCCGACATCATCGCAGCACTGTGGGAGAACGAGGCTCCGGCCGAAGCACTCGCGCCGCCAATGCCGCCAAGTGCCTGCTTGATGCGGCGCGTAGCCGATGCGGCTATGTTGAGCCCGCTCTTGTTGACTTGGAACGAAATCATCGTAATGAGTTTGCGGACAATCATTTACTTGTGGCCTCCTTTCTCCATATCACGATGCATGTTGGCATACTCGACATCGCTCTTCATATCCAGATAGTGGACAATACTGATAATGTCCGCCAGAGACACCTCCCCATGCTTGACATCCAGGTAGGAAACCATGCCCGAATCAATCGCACGGTAGATGAAGATCATGCTGGCGAATTCGTCTGAGAGCTTGCCAGGAACGATGACTTGATCTCTCCCAACGCCTTGCGGACACCAGTCGGGACGCTGGAGAGCTTCGAAAAATCCGCATAGTTCACCTTGAAGATCTGGACCATCAGCGCGATGAGGTCGATGATGCGGCCGCTGAAAATCTCATTGACCGCACCCTCATCGAGCGGCTGGAAATCCTTCGTGTGAAGCGGTGCCACGCTGACATACTGCGGGTCCAGCAGGAGCTCTGCCGCCCGCTCCAGCGTCTCACCGTCGAGCGTCTTGGCCAGATTGTTGAGCGCGTCCGCCACAGCTCCGCCGATGAACTTGACATCGCTCGTATCCATGTCCAGCGACTCCGGCTTGAGACCGCCGATAGCCCCGCCCAGGGCAGGCACGACGACCTTCTGCAGGTCGCCGAGCACCTTCATGGAATGGAACGCGGGAAACGGGCGGATGGCAAAGGTGTAATCGCCCTGGTCATACTTCTTTGTCTCGCCGCCGCGATAAATAATGGACATTTATATTCCTCCTCCGTCAGTCATTGCCGCCGATGATGGGGTCATCGACCTGGCCCGTGTTGAACGTCCAGTCCTGATTGCTGATCTTGCGGCCGCGTTTCGACTCTGGGAAATTCTTGATCCACGCCTGCTTGGCGAAGAAAAGCGTTGAGCCGCTGAGATCCTTGATGATGAGTGGCAGCATATTGTTGCCCGTCTTGCGGTCCTTGTTGAAGCAGTTCGACAAGTAGTCATTCGACTTGGAAGATGTCGCCAGGCTCACCGTCACTTCATACGTGCTGTTCGGGTCAATCGAGCGGCCGACCTCGCCGTCAGCGCCGCTGAAAATCTGCATGCCATCGCCAAGCGGCTTGATGGTGATCATGTCATCCTCAGCGAAGCCCGTGAGCTGCTTGGCGCCGTAGATGATGATGTTCTTTTTCGGGTTATACGTTAATACATTAGACATGCCTGTCCTCCCTTATGCCGACGTCTCGATGAGATTGTCATACGTGAACGAGCCCGTGATCTTGATGGCGTGGATAGCACCAGCAAGGCGCGCCGTGAACTTCACGTCCTTCAGCACGCGGCTTGCCTTCTGGTTGGCCGTGATGCTCGAAGCGAGCGGCACATCAATCGTGAAGCCGAGGTTCTTGTTGCCGTCCTCATCGTACTCCGTCGGAGCAATACCGCCACGAGCCTGGCCATCTTCCAGCGCCTTGCGCAGAACCGACTCGACCGCGGCAATGCCGGCATCCGTATAGGGTACCTTGTCCGAATTGATGAGCAGGTAGAACTCGTTCGTACGAATCTCCTCCTGCAGCCAGTCGCGGAAACGGATGACATCAATCCACTCACCCGCCGCCACCTTGCCGTTCTGCGTGATGGAGACGTTGCGGAACTTCTCGAACGTGTTGCCATTCTTCTTGGTGATGGCATTGTACTGCGTCTCCGTCAGATGGTCAGCCGTCACGCCAGCCAGCTTCTTGTTGGCCCATGTCTCGCCGCCCGGCTCGATGGCAAAGCAGCGCGCCATGACCGCCGCCTCTGGATATTCATCCGCCAGCGCATGATACCAGCCCGAAGTGCGGTAGTAGTTCTTGTCCGACAGTTTGGAAAGCAGGTCCGTCGTGGCCGAGGCATCTGCAGCCCCTTCCTCTGCCGTCGAGACGAGGAAGAGATTCATGTGCGTCTCGGTCCATGCCGCCATATCCATGACCGTGTCCACATTGCTGCGGTCAGCCAGGATGATGCCGTAGAAGTCATTATCCTCTGCCAAGATGGCCGCCATAGAGGCCGCGACAGACTCATTCGTTGTACCAGCCGTAGCCGTGAGGTTCGCTGGCGTTTCTACCGCAAAGTCCGCACTCTTCTTAGTCAGCACCAGTGCGTTCCCCGAGGTAGCTGCCGTCACGACAGCATCCTTGTCGGCCGTGATCAACGCCTCGAGCCCTGCGGCAATGACGGACGCCTCGCCGCCGTTGTTCTTGTATTCATACGTCTTTTTCGTGACGTTGCCATCTGTGTCTTTCGTCTTGATGATCAGCGTGTAGGTGCCGCTTGCCAGCACGTTCGTCACATTGACGTTCACCGTATTGCAGGCAATGCGCCCCACCTTCACAGCCGTCGGCCGCGGCGTCTGCGAGAAGCAAGCCGAGACCGCCTTGTAGATTGGCTCACTCACATCAAAACCATCATCCAGCATCTCGTCCACATCCGTGTAGGACGTGACGCGGGACAGGCTGTGCGCATGAGCACCGACAACCAGGACCGTGCTGAAGCCGAGCTGGGTGATGCCCGTCGTATTCAGCGAGATCTGGACGTTTACGATGCGATCGATATTCGCCATTTACATAGCCTCCTCAATCAAAGATACCGTCCACCTGGACGGTATCGATATAGTATTCTGTTTCATCGGGCTTGCCCTCATCGGCGGGCGGCGATGAGACTCCGTCCGATTTAGAGGATGCCTCGTCTTTATCTCCTGCGCCAGCTTCAAGGTGCTCACCCGTGTCAGTATTCGTCTCAATCACCGTATCTTGCGGCAAATGCTTCTCGATATCGGATTCGATGACTACACTCTCGATATACCCCGGAGCATCCTCCACCTCGGAGTTGTACCGGACATGCAGATCGACTGCTGCCCGTTCCTCCCAGGTCTGGCCTTCCAGAAGTCCAGACAGGTCCGTCGTGCCTTCCGCATCATAGACGGCCACCTTGGCTGCAAAGCATCGGTCGACGATGGTCGGACGGCTGAGTCCAGTTGTCATCGCCTCCAAGTGGCTGACAGCATCCGCGCCAAAATACTGGACAGCGAGCGTGCAGGTCATCGGTACGACAACCTTGTACTGCCCCGGGCCTGTCGGGCGCAGTTCCTCACTCTTCTCATATCGTTCACCGAAGAGCTGAAGCGTCGCAAACGGGCGACACAGGCGCGGCATATTCTGATGTGCCCATACGACCCGCTTGCCCGGCAGTGCCAGAAGCTCCGCGATGATGCCGTGAAGGAAATCCATCTGCTCACGTGTCATCTGCCAGCACCTCCTTGGCATAGGCTCGGTAATGGCTGATGACACCGCTCTGATAGGCATCGCACTGGACGATCATGAAGTGCCGCCCCATCCATTCGATGATATCCGCATCCTGACCGTCTGTGCCCGCCTCTGACGCGCGCTGTGGCCTGAGATATACATCCGTATAGACCTTAATATAAGCGATGTTCCTGCCGCCCTCAGGGCCGACGACCGTGTATCGTTCCTGAGAGCCGAGCGGCTGGACTGACGCCATGATAGCCATCTCAGACGATGTTCCTCTGGTATAGCGGCCATCATCGCCATATGTACCAGGACTCTGCCGCAGCACCCTGACTGGTCTCCGGAAGCTCATATGCAACACCTCACTTGTTGACCTTGTACGTGATGCTCTCACGCATGAGTCCCGTATCAATCAGTGGCTTAGCAGAGCCTTTCCGCTTGATTGTCTTGGGCGAGTTGGGCTTGAACTTACCGCGGCCGACGGTTTCCTTCATGTGCCCCTCCGCCTTGTTGCCAAGGATGTCGAGGGCCTGTTCGACACTCATGCCGCTGGCCACACAGTCCTCGAGCTTCTGAGCCATATCCGCCCATTCCTGTTCATGGTTGTCGACTGTCTGGCGCATGAATGGGCGGGCAGGGATGTGCGATGTCCCGAACTCATTATAGACAGCGACATCATAGACAGATGTCTTGTTCGGTTCCTTTTTCCCATCGTCGAAAATCCCGACCTCGACATTGCCGTGCATATTCTGCAATCGATGCAGGATAGCCTGATATGCTCCATTGATGTCTATCACCGTTGCCATGTCATCACCCCATCCTCGTCTTGATTGGCACGATACACCGGCGTCGGATGGCGAGGAACGCCTTGCCATAGGCCGTTTTAGCCAGCAAGTCATCGCTGCTCGCTCCGACGTTTCCGTAGCTGCGCTGCAGGTCGCCCTCGCGCTCACTCGTGATACTGCCGGCCGTCAATGCCCCGCCCGTCGCCCCATCCGTCGCAATCACAGACTGTATCGTCATAAGATGCGCCGCATAGTTCGCCAGAGCCTGCACATAGAAAGGGCCGAACTTCTCTGCATCAACAAAGGGTTCGGCCAATCCAATATACGCTTCAAGGACGGAATCTGCTTTCTCCTCGAGCTGAGGTGCAAGCAGCCGCACGCAGGCAAGGACATCTTGTACCCCATCCATAGCTTACACCCCACTTACGGTGGCGAGCATCTCTTCTTTCGTCGTCTTGCCCGTCAGGTCGATGCCTTTCTCTTTGGCATAGGCCTGAATCTCCTCCAGCGTCTTACTGGCGAGCTCAGACAAAGCCTCGGCCGCCGCCTTTGCTGTCACAGACTCAATGAGGCCCTTGGTCATCGCAGAAGCGATGCCGGGATACTGCTTCTTGATGTCCGTGAGCTTGCCGACGACTTCCGTAGGGCGAGCTGGCACGAGCATCGTCGAACCGAAGAAGATTGCATGATTTGTGCGATTGATTAAGATTGCCATCGTTATCCCTCCTGTCAGCAGCCTTCTGCCTTGGCAAAGGCCATCGGCATCGTCACCGTAACACCGACCGCCTCAGCGATGCAGTCGACGATATACTCGAGGTTGCGGTACTGGACCGGCAGCTGGTCAAAGCGCGTGGGGATCTCGAGCTTGATGTACATCGGGTCGAAGTAGCCGGCCACCATCACATCCGACTCGTCAGCGCCCGCTTTCTTGAGCTCGCCCACCTTCATCCAGCGCGTGATCTCCGGATGGACTTCTTTCAGGAAGCCGAGCACCGTCTGGCCTTCTGCATCCGGGATGCGCGTCTCCGAGAGCGCACGGTAAGCCGCTGGTGCCAGCAGGACCGTGTTGGCCTGCTCCACTTCGTTCGTCGCCGACGGAATGGCATCGATGAGGCTGTTGACGTCGCGGATCATCTGGTCTGCCGTCTTGGTCGAAAGTGCCGTCTTCGAGCCCGTGCCATCTGCCGCAAGCTCCACCTTCGAGAGGTTGTCATTGCCAAGGAAGCCCATGATGTTGTGCTCCTTGTCGCCAAACCAGGCAATCTTGTTGATCTTGACATCAATGCCGCGGCGGGCCTGCTGTGCCTTCATTGCCGAGAGGTTGACGCCGGCAAACTGCGCATTCTTGACCTCACGGTAGTTATAGCCATAGGCATCGCCGAGCGTAAAGACCTTGACCGGCTGTTCCTTTGCCACGACATCGACGCGGCGCAGATCATCGGCGTAGTTGCTGATGATCTCAGCCATGCCGACCGAATCGTAGATGTACTGGACCGCCGTCTCAGCGCCCTGCGGGATATCCGTCTGGACAGGGAATACCAAGAAGGCATTGAGCGGCGCTTTCTTGACCGTCAACGTCTGTGCGCGGATATGTGTCAGCTGGCGGGCGAGGAATACGCTCTGCGCCTCATCGAGACGGCCCGTATTCATGATGTAGTTCGCTTCTTTTTTATCGTATCTCTTCATTTTCTGACCTCCTGTTACTGGCGAATGCGCAGACGGACGATGTCGCCCTTCGAGCCCGCATCGAGGAACACAGCACCCGGGATGGTGTTCGCCCCTGCCGATTTCGTGAAGCTGATAGAGCCGTCTTCTGCGACAGCTGCATCGGCCTTATCACCTGCAGCGACATCGCCGCCCGCTACGACGTAGACATCGCCGAACGTCAGGACCGGCACCGTGTAGCCGGCTTCATAGTACTTGGAATCCGTTGCCGGCTCACGATGGACATGCAGGACAATGCCGATTGCCTTCGGGCCATCCGTTGCCGCCGTGACCGCCTTGACCTGGCCGGCACTCGTGCCGCGGATGACAGGATCACCCGGATTCAAGCCACTCTCAGCGACCAGAGAGTCCACCACATCACCCGTCGTATCCGCCTTCATGCCCGGAATGCCGACAGCATCCTCACTGCCATACCAGTCGAACGTCTTTGCCTGTGCCATATCACTTGACCTCCTTCATGTAGAGCGCCGCTTCGTCTGCGCGGAGCTTCTTGAGCGCCTCGGCCGGCGTGAGCTCATCCTCATCTTCATCCTGCTTCAGCGGCTGCATGACCGTCTTGCGCTGCTGAGGCATACCTGCGCCATCCTCATGCGCCTCCTGCGCTTCATCCTTGACCATATCATAGGCCGCGTTGATGTAGTCATCACTCTTGCCTTCCAAGTCGAAGGAATCCCCGCGGACCTTCTTGATGATAGCCTTCTTGATGGCCATGTCATCCATGCTGTCCGCCTTCTCAATCTTGAACGCATCTGCCTTCTTGAGCATCATGACGCGGGCGGCTACCGCCTCATCGAAATGCTTCTTGGCCTCGTCGCGGCCTTTGGCAGCCTCTTCCTTGAGCTTCTTGTTGTCGTCAAGCGCAGCATCATACTTGGCCTGCAGCTTGTCGAGTTCCGCCTTCTGGGCGGCCTTGTCCTGCTCGAGCTTCGCGACATGCACCGCGACCTCGGGCGCAGCCTCATATTCGAGGCCATTGTCGAGTCTGATCTTCTCCATCTTCGTACTCCCTTCGTCTGTCTCTGCTTCTGGTTCCTGGTCCCCATCCATATTCAGGCGTGCAATGCCAGCACGGCCTTTGGGGACAACGGCCACGTGATTGTACCGGATATGGCGCTGGACAGCATCATAAGGCTCTCCTGCCGGCGTCGTGCCCGGCGTCTCATCGAGGTCGAGGTTGTACCCACAGGAAAGCTCACGTGCCGAGGTCGGCAGGCTGTAGAGCACGACATCCGCCGTGATGGTATCTCCATCTGCCTGACCCGCGCTCAGTACCGTACCGATTGGCCGGATGTTCGCGGCATTCTGGCTGGTGACCATGCCCTGATGCCCGATCGTGATGGGCTTGCCTTTCAGGCTGGCCAGACTGTCTTTATCAAAGGCTTCTTCCGGCGGCCGGTACTCCCGCCTCTCCGAGCCATCCGCATTGCGATATACAAGGACTCCCGTCCGGCCAATGACCGGCTTGTCCCGGATGAATCCCTCATCCGTCTTCTGCGCATGAATCGGCACCGTATCGTAGCGAATCATGCCATCACCTCCTAAACTTGGCAACAAAAAAGCACCTTGCATGATTTGCAAAGTGCTAGTATTCAACTTTAACCTGATATGGGTCAAGCAAAAATTTTCTTCAATCTCTGCCATGTAGGGTTGTTACGAACTTCCTTCGTCAACTCCTCATCATACTTCTTCCGCTTTTCAGGATCTTTTTCCTTATCCAAAAGCTCCCGCAACTCCATCTCTCGTTCTGTTGGCTGGATCATCATTTTGTCATCAACCCTTTCAACCTCGATATGAGATCTCTTGCATACAGATTCGTCTTGCGCCCAGAAAACGCTTCAGCCACTACTTCACTCTGGGAACCCTTTCGAATACCATCCTCTGCATATATAGATAAAGCTCTATCCAGTGACTTATCCTGCAACAGAAGTTCATTGACCCAATTCCGGACAACACTGTCAACCAGTTCCCTGCTTTTATTATACGACAAATTCTTGATTTTCGATATCTTTTTTATCGTATCGTAGTAGAATTTGTGCCCAAGTTCATGCAAGATAACTGCCTGTACCGTCTGGTTGGCAAATTGATGCCGACCGTCCTCGTTCCTGCGCTTGATATAGGCTAGGATCTTGTCCCGCGTATCATAGTGGGAACTCAGGAACAGCTTCCCAGACTTACTCTCATAGCCGCCAATGATATCGTCGTGGAAGTGTTCTCCCAGATCTGCAATCACGACGGTCGGCATGGAAAGCTCATCCGCGATGCCCGCATAAGCTTCTTCCAGCAAGGGCTCTACCGTCCGGATCACATCAGCACGAGGCGAGATGTCTGCCTCTGCATAGAGCGAGAACTTGCTGTTCGTCACGCGGCGTACCTCGAAGGTATACGGGCCGCCCGTTGCTTCGCTCCCGACCTTTATGGTGTCTACCTGCTTGGCCAGCGACGGCTTGAACTGATGATGCGCCATGAAGTCCATCGGCGAGCCCACGGTCACATACGACTGAGTCTTGGGCCGGATGGGAATTTTATCCAGGTCAATAACCGGCAGTGCCACACATCGGCAACGGATTGGCATCCCCGGATGGCCGCCGGGCGGCGGACTGTTCCACTTGTACTTATGCCCCTGACGGTCCGCATGGGACGGCCTGACGCGGGAATCGTGGCAGGTCTCCCAGATGTAGGAGTCAATGCCTGCATTCTCCTGACGATAGCGTGAGAGCATCCCGTTGAGCTTGCCCACCTGGTCGGTGCCGATGAGTATCGCCCGATTCTCTTCCAAGCCTGCAATCCGCTGCAGTTCATCAACGAGATACTTCATCAGGAGCCTGCTGTTGACGTTGTTGAGGATAGCCTCATTCATCGCCTGCTTGAGCCTTTGGAGCGTCTGCTGGTCGATACTCTTGATGAGGTCGAGGTTCTGGTTGACCCACATCTCCTTTAGATCATCGATTTCTGCATCCTGATGGATGCCAGCGGGCGGCTGGCTGCCGGAAAGCGGCGCGCCGAACAGGCTCTTTGTGATGGCATCGAACTCTGTCTGGTTGTATCGGCTGACCAGGTCGAAGATATGCTGGATAGATGTGGTCATCGTCTCGGCATTCTCGACTGCCTTATCGATGCCGTCCAGCACAATCTCGATGCGGGCATTGACCGCCGACGGGCTTTGCACGGCATCCAGGAGCTCCGGCAGGAAGGCCTGTATCACCTTGCACTTCCGCCTGACGTAATCCCGCAGGAGCTTGGCATAGCTGCGCTCATAGCTCAGAGGATACCGCCATTTACGCTTCGCTACGATTTCCGTCATCGCCCTCATCCTTTACTGGCGTCCCCATGACCTTGTCGATGCTACGGTCAAGGTCGTACTCGTCGCCGTCATCCAGCTTCTGGCGGACCTCCTGCGGATCGAGCGCGCCAAGGCTGACATACTGAGCGGCGGCCGCGGCTTCTTTCGCTCTTGCGTCCGCCTCGATCTGCTTCGTCTCCGCCTGCTCCTTGGCCGATGGGTTCCAGAGTTTCGCAAAGTCAATCGTGAAATCCTGCGGCAGGTTGAGTGCATACTCGCTGCAGCAGTCCATCAGATGCAGGAGCCGGTAGATCTGCGGTTTGATCTTGCGCTGCTGGATGCGCTCAATCATGTTGTAGTAGTTCTCGAAATCGCTCTCGCCAGTCGAGTTCTGCCCCTGCGGACTGCGGCCAAACAGGACCGTTGCCGGAATATCTGCCGCGGCACAGAGCGCAATCTCGAATTCATCCAGCACGTCCTTGATGCCGGCCAGCGTGACATTCTTAAGGTCGTACTCATCCTCTTTGTCGAGTGCGATGGTATTCATCATGCCACGGGCCATATCGATGAGTTGCAGGCGCTTCTCCACCTGCTTCTCGCCGAACTCCGTACTCAGCATATCGGCCAAACCATCGAACTTCGTGACGCTCTGGCTGAGCCGCTCGATCGCCAGCGTGGCAAAATCATGCGACGTGTTATAGCGCTCGAGGCTGTCCTGTACCTGCTCCATGATGGACCCGCCCCAGCCATTGCGCTCTCGCCGCATGCGATTGCTGACGATGCCGCCATCGAAGATAAGGAGCCGGCTGGCGTCCACATTGAAGGAAGCGCCATTGTAGTTGATGACCGTGTAGACATTGGGCAGGCCATAGCGTTCATCAGCAGGGTCCTCGCAGTAGGCTAAATGATTGACATCCCGTGCATCATAGGCCTTCATGCACTCAATCCGGCGCAGCTGTCTCTCGTTGACCGGCTCACTGAGCTCGCCGCCATCATCCAGCATCAGCAGGACCGCACCACCACCGAAGAGCCTGTCCCAGCAGAGTGCTGTCGAGAACACCTGCTGGAAGTCCAGATCTTCGAGAATAGACTGCACCACATCGTTCTGTTCGATGTCAGCCTCGCCATCCTTGAGTGAGAAGCCCGCCCGCACCGCCTCATCCGCAGGTGCCTTGATGATTTTCTGTGCCAGGCCGTTGTAGGTGAACAGGTCCTCATACTCTTGCCAGTACTCTCGGTCGTTCACGCGTCGACCGGCATACGAAGTATGCATCTGCGGGTCGCGGCTTCGCGTGCCGTAGCCGATGACGGCATTGACGTATCCGTCCTGATTCTTTCTTTTCAAACAGTATCACCTCACGAAATCAATGCCGTCCAATCATGCGAGCGTGCTACGGCCTTGAAGGCATCGCTCGCCGCATCCACCTGGTCATCATGCAGCGCATCCGGGAATCCCTCCAGCTCGTCGAAAAACGCTTGATTCCAAGCGCCTGCCATCACCATGACTGCCCCGTGCTGGACCTGAGCTGCAAACGGCTCCGCCCGCGTGATCTTGGACCCCGTCACGGTATGCGTCGAGACACGAAAGCCAGCCAGCAAGGAAGCCAGACTAGCCGCCTGGTCTTTGCCCGCCTGCCCCGGATCTTGCGGGATGACCGTCTGCACATTCTTATACTGTGCCCGGTCAGCCATCGCCGTATTGACCATCAGAGCACGCACATCGGACGCATTGAGCGCCCGGCGCTGTACATCCAGGATGATATACTGGCCATTCCGCAGCCGCGCCATGAGGCACGATGCCGTGCGGTCAGGGTCCGGGCGGTTCGGCGTGATGGTCGTCGCCGCCAAATCCCATGCTCTCGCCACACTGACAATCTTGTCCGGCAGGTCATGTACGATGCGGAACATGTCCCGCTTGAAGTAGAGCCCTGCCGCCGGACGGATCTTCCAGTTGCCGCGCAGGAGACGTTCCTTCTCGACAAGGCTCAGAGCGTTCAGCGATGCCAGATAGCCTGGGTCCGCTTTCAGAAGGACCTTGTTGTCGAAGATGCTGGAGCTAATGAACGTCGCGCTCTTGCAGAGTTCCGGGCTGACGCGGAACTCCGCGGCCAGTTCATCCGGCGTATCGGCCCAATGGATTTCTCCGTCGATGCGGATGAAGTACCGCAGGAGCCCCGAGCGCTCAGGGATGGCATAGCCAGTATCCTGGTCAATCCACCACGAGATGAAGCGCGCCACCCATGAATCCGAGTCCGGATTGCAAGTTGCCCTCACGTATGGACGGACGCCGCAGGTCGAACGATTGCGTGACAGCATGTACGTGAACTGCTTCTCGCTGAAATGCGTCAGCTCGTCAAAGCAGATGAGCGCCACCTGGGCACCTTGATAGCCATACACGGCATCATCTGTATGCAGATGGTTGAATGTAATTTTTGCGCCGGATGGGAAGATCACCCGCTTCGGTGCCGACTCCATGAACGTCGCTCCCAGTGGGCGATAGATGTCCTTGGCGTTATCCCACAAGCCGCCCTCGTTCGTAATCTGCCCACTGTCACGGCGGAAGATGACCACACCAAAGCCAGGATTATCCATATGGCGCAAAGGCTCCAGCAAGAGCGCATAGGTCTTACCACCGCCTGCACTGCCACCGTATATCGCAATATCAGCAGGGCTAGACAAGAACTGCTCCTGCGGGCCCTGCTGCGGCCGAAGTTCTATCATGCGTTATCACCTCTACCGTTATCCGGCAAATAGATCCTGACAAGCGACTCCTTGCCAGCCACCTGGTCACCATCCGTCGCCGCCCGTATCTCGGCCTCGAGCTTCTGAAGCCGTAGCTTCTGCTCTTTGGCATCGAGCTGCATCGGGTAGCGCTTGAGCAGACTCTTGGCTGCTTCGAGGCGGTCCCGGGCGGATACTTGCACCGTGATGATGCGGGCATCGCTTCTCCCCTCGCCTGTTCCTTCGACGACGACGCGCTCCTCTTTGACTTCGCCGCGCAGTGTCGATGTGAGGAACTGTAGGATCTCGTCAGCCTTGGCAATGCGCTTGTCTTCAAGCTCCTTGAGCCTGGCATCGATGGCGGCCTTGACCTGAGGTTTTCTGAGGTTTTCCGAGCCCGTCCTGTATGCTGCTTTTTCAGCGTACCCGGCCCGCCTTGCCGCCTCACTGGCATTGCCCGTCTCGACATAATAATCGACGAACCGCCTCTGCTTCTCTGTCAGCTTCATCTCACATACTCACCACGCTCCCTAGTCTTAGTTTATGCATCAAAAAAGCACCCACGCTGTGAGTGCTCGGATATTCTACAGGCCCTAGATTTCAGGCCTGTCTAAGGGGTAACTTTATGAAAGGAGGAACTTCTGCCGGTGTTGGCTCCGGCGTGACAAAATGTTGGCGTTTGCGAGTGTCGTCTCCTCGCTTGCGCCATAATGGAGGCAGCGCAGGGACTTGAACCCTGCTTGCTGGGATTTGCTGGCCCAGCGGTTTGCCACGTAACCTAGCTGCCATGTCGGGCGGGATAGCGCAGATTGCAAGGATTCAAACGCCATTATGAAATGCCCCGCCCATGATGTGTGATATTGTTTTGGAGAGTTATCGTCCGCCTCATCCAGACATCCGATACTACTATTATCGCACAGATCTGAATCAAAATCCGGCACAAAAGCGGAAGTGTTTTCGCCCTCGTACTTATCCACAGGCCTCTGTGACTTATCAAAGCACTGCGAAATGAAACGCCATCTGCTCTGGGACGGCATCTTCACCGAAGATGATGGCCGCCATCGTTTTCACAGCCCGCCCGCCAGTCTTCCGCGCCCATGTCTCTGAGAGGTACAGGTCCATCGCCAGCTCTACCCATGTTTTCTTCTCGAAATAGTAGCCCCTCAGCAAATACTGCTCCCGCTCATCGAGACAAGAGAGCGCATGGTCGACAAGCTCCAGCCGGTGCTCGATAGCGTCCGCCTGGGCATCGCACCACGCCGCCATCTTGGCCTTCTTCGTGCGCCGATCAGCGGCCGCTTCCACGGCATTGAGCTCTGGCGAGCCACCGCCTGCCTGGTCCCCGTACTTTGAAATCGGTGCCGCAATGTCAGAGCCCTCCGAAAGCTCATCTCGGATTGTCTTTGCTCGCATACGCATGCTCTCCGCCGTCCCCTGCATCCGGCCATATTGGCTCAGGTAGCGCTTCACGATTTCAACGTAGTCATTGTATTCTTTAAGCTCTTTCACGATATCTCCTCCCCACACAAAAGCCAGAGAGGCACGTTGCATCCCTGGCATATCATCATTTCTTTCGGCTCAATGCCTTGGCCTGGTCCTCATCCTCGATACGCTGAAGCTCCTGCAGCCACTCGCAGTTTCGCCGGCGCTTGTAGTCGGTAACGCCAAAGACCACCACCAAGCTCAACCCCGCACCCAGGCAAAATGCCAGCCAGACGGCCAGCAAGCTCACGATGTCCATTTAATCACCTCCAAATCTTGCCCGTCTGCTTGTCGCGCAGGACGATACGCTCTTGAATCTCGAAGCCAAGCTCGTCGAATGTAGTCCTGGCGATGTGGATGCCTGCCTTGATGCGGCGCAGCACTTTCTCACACTCGGCGGCTCCTTCTTTGGCCAGCACGTGATCGGCGGTCGGGTCGTTGTATCCTTCTTCATTTCTCAGCATCATCGTCACTCCTCTCCGAGGTCCACCAGCTCCAAGACGCCGCTTCTATGGCTCCGCTCCTGCAGGCGTTTCTTGTAGCTCTGGTAGGTCATCCATTTCAATGTGTTGTAGGTCTTGCCGGTCTTTCTGGCAATCTCCTCAAGCGTGCCATCCGCGAGATTCTGCTCGCCCTTGTAGAGGGCATAGATGTGATTCACGCCAAGCCGCCTCCCTCCTCAGCCTCGCCGTACTGGCGCAGCTGGTTCTTGCAGTTGACCATCTCGGCCGCCAGCCGGAACTGCTCGGGCGTCGTCGCGTTGACGAGGAGTGTCAGCGCACAGATGGCAGTATCGACCATCTCTTCGATGAAGGCTACGTGGCTCTTCTCGTCGAGATTGCGCTGCCACCGAGCATAGGCATCCTGAGCCTCAATGCACTCGCCGCTGATGTGTAGAATCTGCGCATTGTAGTCGAGCGTGTCGTCCTTCGTCATGTGCGGGCGGACGGGATGCAGGAGCCGCAGGTCGTACAGCACCGGCTCACGATCACGTGCCTGTTCCAGCTCATCCTGGAACGCATCGGGGAACTCCTTGCGCAGAGCAAGCTCGGTATGCTGGCAGATCTCCGACGCTTCGCCCAGCGGGTTGTAGTCGCCGCTCATGAAGTCGCCGCACTCAAGCCCCTTAAGCGGGCAGGTCTTGCTCTCACATCCGTGATAGTCGCCCTTGGCGTCGATGCCGCCGTACTTCTGGCAGCACCGCCTCGTCAGCTCGATATACTTCTCAGTGTCCATCTTTCTGCTCTCCCTTCTTCGCCTCCAGCACTTTGAATGCCCTCTCGATGGATTCGGTCATGCTCCAGCCGATCTCCTCTTTGATGGCATCATCGATGTCGGTCGACTTGACCTTTCCGTCGTGCAAGCCGTCCTGATACACGACGAACTGCTCAACAAAGCGCTCGAGGCGTGTGGCCCCGAACGGCTTGCCGAGGCCGCCATCCCGTAGGAAGCCGATGACGGACGCGAATGCATCGGCAACGCCGGTTGCATATGCCTCCGCCGGCTTCTGGATGTCCCTCCGCAGTTTCTTGTAGATCCTGTCGGCAGTCTGCTCCTCAGCCGCCACCTGCATGGCCGTGAGTGTCTTCTGTACCGTCTCGACGTCCGCTCCCGGCAGTGCCCGGTTCAGCTTGCGCCTCATTTTCCTTGCTGTACTCATTTTTACTCCCCACCTATATCCTTGTATGCGTTTTGCTATGGATGACCGTTCTAGCGCGTCCTAGGCGCTCAGAATGGCACTTCCTCGTCTGGAATATACTGCCCGCCCGGATTGGAATTGGCGAACAGGTTCAGCTCTTGGCCGATGTCATCCGCGATCAGGCGATGCTTGTAGTATTTCTTGCCATCCTTCTCCCACTTGTCCAACGTGATATGGCCGGTCACGATGACCTTATCCTTGTCATGCAGCTGGCCATCCCATGCCCGCGCCAGACGGTCGAAAGCCGTCACATCGATGCTGCCATACGCGGCTTTACCATCCTTCCCTTTGCCCTGGTAGTACGACAAGTGAAACGTCAGCACTGCCATACCGCTCTTCGCCACACGGCTCTCCGGCTGGAAGACCGTGCCTGTCAACGTCACATGATTCATGATTCCTTACTCCTTCCTGCTTCCCACTCGCGGAAAAGCTCAAACCAATCGGCTGCATCCATCGTGATCTTCCAGCGCGTGTTGTTGCGCCGGTGGGCCACGATGGGCAGGTTGCCGTCATCCTTCGCCTCGGCATCGCGCCGAGCCTGATCGAGAGCATCGTCGATATTCAGGTGCTCGACGCGCTTGACCTCGATGTGGATGCCAGGCAGCCCGACACAGTCCGCCGCGTCACCTGTCTTCCCACAATACTGCGCCGTCCGACGCACCTCGTAGCCATTCGCCCGGCAAAGCCTGGCAAACTCCAGCTCCCCGGCCTTGCCCTTGGCCCTGCTGTTGGTCATGCCCTCACCTTCCTCTGGCTGGCTCCGGTGAATACTAAGCACTGCGAGGTGTTGCGCAGCCGGTCCATGATGCGGCCGGAGTATGTTCCGGCCAGTTCTTCCTTGCTAAGGTTCGTCGTCACGATAATCGGCAGCATCTTGTTGTACCGCTCGGTGATGATGCTGTCGACCTTGCTGAGTACCCATCCCTGGTCGATGTTCTCACTGCCGAGGTCATCGAGGACGAGGAGCGGCGTCGAGCGGATGCGGCGCTCGTAACGTGCCCACTCCTCTTTGTTGAGCGCCCGCATCGTGAAGAGGTTGTCGATGAGCGAGCACATCGGCACCATGAGGCAGCCCCCGTCCTGCACGCGCATCCAGTGTCGCATCACGGCCACGGCCATCGTCGTCTTGAGCGTGCCATAGTTGCCCGCGAGGATGAGGCCATAGCCGCGCTTGACGTTCTGCTGGATGTCATTGGCGTAGGCCTTCACGGCCGTGTAGTTCTGCCGGATATCCCAATCGGGCGGCAGGCCACGGCGCTCGATGCTCTCGAACGTGATGCCCTGATAGCGCTTGCCGATGCCCGCAAACTCGAGCGCCTTAATGTGCTTCTCCTGCTCGCGTGCATCAATCCCAGCCGGACTTCTCGTTGGCCCACTTGCGTCGCTCGGCCTCTGGGTCAAAGCGGAGCGCTTTCTTGCGATGTCGCCCAACAGTCTTTGCAGGTCTGGGTCCATCTGCATTTCCATGTGATTCCTCCTCTGGATCGTCATATCCATTCTGCTCCCAGCTCTTCAGGATGCCCTCGATATACCCCATGCTGCGGCGGCCTCGATAGTCCGCCCGGTCGATGGCCTTGAGCAGGGCATCCTTGCCGTAGTGGTCCAGGCAGTCGGAGAGACGTTCCAGATCTGCCGGACTCGGTACGGGCCGGATGCTCTTCTCGTAGACCTCGACCACCTGCCGGAAATTCTCGTCTTGGGGTGGGGCTGTAGTAGAAGAGATATTCTTTATATCTTTACCCTTTATGATGTCTGCATTTTTTGCAGGGGTACCACTGCATTTTTTGCAGGGGACCCCTGTATTTTTTGCAGGGGTACCGCTGTAAAGTATCGGCATATGGTAGGCAATCATCTTCCCCTGGCCAGTGCTTCTGAAAATCAGAAAACCTTTCTGACGCAGCTGCTCACGAAGCTTGATGACGGTATGCTCGCTCTTAATATCGAGCTCCCGCATCAGCTGCGTGTTGGATACCGTAAACCACTCTGGGCGGCGCAGCGCGTTATGTATCAGAAACAACCGTAGGTACATGGCCTGTTCCTTGGCATTGAGCACGCCGATGCTCTTCTCGCCGAACGCATTCAGTTGTCTGACGTAGTTCATTGACGTGCCTCCTCAGCTCACTTTCTAAACTTCAGCCGCTTGCAGAGCTGTTCATCCAGCTTGACGACTTGCAGGTGGTACTTTGCCACGAAATCGCTTTCCGGCATCGTGTGGCACTCAGTATGATGCGCCCGGCACAACGGCAGAACCTCGCGGCCCAGTTGGTGGAACTTCGTGCGATCCACGCCTGCACCGATGCGCGATCCCTCACAGTGGTGTATGTCAGCAGGCTTACCGCACACGGCGCACTTGCGATGCACCGTACAAGCGTACATATACTTGCTGACATCCTCGCACTGCTCAATCAGCGGCACTTTTGTTGGGATATCATTCGCGATGACGAACGATATCAAATAGTCGATAAAAGCCCGCGCTGTTGTGACTGAACAATCTGAGAGGGAAAAGAGTCTGCGCTCCATCGACTCCATCCGTTTAAGCATGAAGTCCATCTTCATTGTCGCCTTTGTCTCTTCCAGCGCATCGCCGTCGCGGAAGCCGTTGACATAATCAGATATCTCGCCGAGGATTGCATACACCTTCCGCCTTTGCTCTGGTGAGATGCGCCGCCCGTCCGGCAGGATGATCTCAACACGCTTATATTGGCGCAGCAGAGCGCGGTCGAGGTCGGGCAGGCCAGCCGTGATGACTGCCGTCCCGTCCTCTCTCACATCCTGTATCTCGCCGAAGACATGCTCCTGAATCATTTGCCACCGCCCATTTGTTCAGCAATCCACGCTTCGAGATTCGCGGCCAGCTTGCTGAGTTCACCAGTCGAGAGGTCGCGGCTATTCGTCTTGCCGAACTTCACGCCGCAGAGCGCAGAGACTTCTTCGCCCGACGCGCCGACGCGCTGCATCTCTTTCGAGAGTGCGTGCATAGCCTTGCTTCTAAGTTCGTCGTTTGCCGAGCCCTTAGAAGTATATGCATTTCGCGTTGAACGTGCTCCTGCGGCGTTCTGCGAAGCCTGACGGGCATATTCGTCTGTATCCGCATCGCGGTTGTCGTCGATTGCGAACAGGCCGTTGAGCGCGTACTTGCGAGCATAGCTCGACGCCGTGCCCGTTATTTGGCTCTCATCCATTCCCTTCTTCTGAGACGCCTCGCGTGCCAGCGCCGACGTTTGGACAGATTCGCCGGTCACTACATCAACGACTTTGACTGTCGCTTTGACGTAGTAGCGGTCGCCGATCAGCACGATATCATCCGACATGTTGAGGAATAGACCGTTATCTTTGAGCAGCGGCTTGACTGCCTCAATGATATCCTCAGCGCTACGATAGTCGTACTTGCCGAAGCTGTTGTGCTGGTTCTTCGGTGCTTTCAATTCCGCCTGCACCGCCATCAGCGCGGCAAAAATTGGTTTTCCTTCTGCCATGCTGCTCACTCCTTACTTGATCTGGATGTTCTGGCGCTCTACGAGAGAGACGCCATCAATGACAGCGCCACCCTTGAGCGCCTTCTTGAGACCAACTTTATCAATCTTCGGTGCCTGCTCCACAAGGAACTCGTCCGGCACGGACGCCCCTTCAGCGACTTCCACCGCCTCGCTCTTTCTGTAGCTGATCGTAAACTTTTCCGTCTTAAATTTCTTGCCTTTGAGACAATCGGCAAGGCCACCTTTCAAGCTCTTGACTCTATTTGTCTCAGTCTTTTTCATCGCCGTGAGGCGCTTGAGCTCTTTGTCGATACGCTCGATAAAGTCGTCACAATCCTTGATCGTGATAGCAACACTTTCGACGTTCTTCTCGTACTCTGCGTCATTCTCGTCGAGATACTTGCGCATTTCTTCCCTGTCAATCAGGTTGCCAGTCTCTTGGTCAGTGAACGCCTCGATGATTGCGACACGTGCTTTGTCGAGGTCGTAGAGTTTCTTGATGCCCATGCTAGTTTCTCCTCCTCAGTACAACAGTTTCTCAAAATTCGCGAGCCGAAAATTGGACTTTACAGCTCTGCGCGTGTTATCATATTCAACAGAGATGGTTACGCGCTTTGGCTCTTCGTGCTTGCTAGGCTTGTGCCGTGTACCGCGCATCCATTTCCCCTCTTCCGCTGTACTCATGTCGTTGCAAACACAATCCTCATGAGTGCAGCGGAAACAGTCTCGTGGGCTTTTCATCCCGCAGGATAGAACCTTCACCCTCATACATCTCCTTACGCCGTCCGGCTCTCCCGGGCGGCTTTTGCTTTATCGACCATTGCGAGCTTCCTTCTCATGTTGTCGGGGTTGAATCCACTAAGCATGAACTTGAACCCGCCTTCGTACGGGATGATTTCCCCCGTCCGGTTGTCGATTTTGAAGCTCCACGTATCGATGAAACCGAACATATCGAGAAACATCAGCTCGTGAAACGTGACGTCGTTGAACTCCTGAACATCGTCCCCAACGTATTGCAGATCGTCAGGGAAGTAATTCTTAAACGCGCCGTTTTTCCTAGCGAACTCAACAATGTCAACTTCTTTCATTTTCGCTTCCTCCTTTCTCACGGTCTCGGGTCGATAGCGCCGATCATGACGCCGAAGAACTGAGCGAGCAGCACCGCCGTGCCGACGGCCATGAAAGCCATGAGCACAGCTTCACCGAACTTCTCGAACTTCTCTTTGAGTTTCTTCGTAGAGCGTCCAGCTTTGATGCAGCGGCCCTCGTTATCGTACTTCGCGATTGGGATCATGCTGATTCTCCTCTCTTCTTGCGTGCCTCGATGAGGATGCGCGCAACCTCTGCAAATGCCGCCTGACTCGCCGGCGTGACTGGCAGCTTCTCGCCTTCCTTAAGGATAGTCCCATCTTTGAGGATATGGCGGAAGTGGAACTCGTATTGCTTCTTCATGGTTCATCCCTCCATGCACCTCATGTGCTTCTTTGCGGCCCACCGCTCAAGGTCGGCCTCGGCTTCCCGCTCACTCGCGAACCATGCCAGGACACGCACCGCGTGCCAGCTCTTGCCCGGCTTGCGGTAGAACGCCTTGAACACGTCGTGCCCGAGCCCCGGCCGGACGGCGTACTGCCAGCCGCGCTCGTCAATGTATGTCTTCTTCATCCTGCTCACCTCAGTTCAGCGCCTTGCGCAGGAACTTGTTGACGAAGTAGACCTGGCCTTTGCCGGTTACCTTCGGCGTCTTGCTGATGGAGACGTGGCCGTCGGAGTGGTTAATTGTCGTCTCTTTGATGGTGAACAGACCGAGCTTCATGGATTTCTGGGTCGGCATGTTGTAGTCGGTTCCTTTGCGGCCGATCAGGTACTTCTGGTCGCGCATCCACTGGAACAGGCGGTTCTGCCCGATATCCGTGCCATTCTGCTTGATGATCTTGGCCAGCTCGCCGATGAGAATGGCCGTGTCGCTGGCGCTGACCGAGTCGGCGAAGATGCCTTTCGGCTCCAGCGTGGCAATCCGGTCGTTCTGGCGTGCAATGTGCTTGTCCTGCTCAACGGCGAGGTCATGGAGTGCCTTGTTCCTGTTGCGCTCTTCTTTGAGCTCCGTTGCCAGCCGGATGAGCACGTCCGGATTCAGCAAGGCTTCCTCGACCTTCTCCGGCGTCATGTAGCCACCGTGTTTGCGGATTGCCGGGATGACCTCGTGCGTGATCCAGCGCTTGAACGCCTTCGCCTCCGGTTTGCGCGATTTCAAAATCAATGAGTACAGCCCGGCTTCAGATACAATCAGTGGAACCTTGCCGCCAAATTCAGGACCAATCTCCGTACTACGGAGATTGCTTACTTCATCTTCATCAAGAGACTCGCGAACATGATTGGTTGCAATACTGAGTGCGTCACATACGTCCTTGGCGAAAAACCATGGCTCATTGTCTACGGATACAGTACGCACCCGACCGAACTCAGGATTCTCGAATACCTTCAATTCATTCATCTTTGTTTCTCCTTCCCAAAACGTGGCGTTTCTTCACGTTTTAAGCAAAAAATAAATCGTCTACCTTACAATGCAAAGTCTTTGCGAGCTTCACAAAGAGGTCGGCTCTCGGCTTGGCTTCGCCCGTTTCCCACTTGGATACAGTCGAGCGCTCTACTCCGACAATGCGAGCCAGTTCTTCCTGGCTCAGGCCGCGCAGCTTGCGTAGCTCTCTGATACGTTCCATGTCTTACGCTCCTTTCCTATATAGTCGTCATTTGTGAAGATGCTTCACATCGAGTTCTCTTCCATTATACAGTGAAGTTCCTCCACTGTCAACAGCTTTAAGTGAAATTTCTCCACATCTTTATGTGTGAACGTTTTTCACATATAATAGAGGAAAAGGAGTGATGTATAATGAAAACGTCAGCTGAGAAGCTAAAGATGCTTCGTGAACTGAAGGGAATGTCCCAAGCAGACTGCGCTAAGGCCCTCGGCCTAGATAGAACGACCTATGTGAAATACGAGAACGGCGGAAGCGTGCGCAGAAACGTCGAGAAGCTGGCGCGTTTCTTCAATGTCTCTACAGACTACTTATTGGGTAACACCGACAATCCTGTGCGTCCATATGCTGAGATGAGCCCTGACGAGATGAACCGCCCTGTCCAAGAGATTGTTACCTTGCGCGATAAGTACGGGCGCCTTCGCGAAGATAAGTCTGTTCCAGTCTATAGTGAAGACACACTAGAAAAATCCATCGCCTGTGCCAAGAAATTGATTGAAGAAGACCCACTCCCCGCCCCTGCGCATCCGTCTCTGCATAAGTCCACAACAGAATATGGCGTCCGCATCCCCGTCCTTGGTCGAGTTGTCGCTGGCATCCCCATTGAGGCAATCGAAGAAGTCATCGACTGGGAAGAGATTCCGCAGAGACTGGCGGCATCCGGCAAATTCTTCGCGCTGCGCGTCTGCGGCCACTCAATGGAGCCGAGGATATTGGAAGGCGACGTCGTCATCGTCCGCCAGCAGGAGGACGTCGAAAGCGGCGACATCGCCATCGTGATGGTCAACGGCGACGAGGCAACCGTCAAGCGCGTCAAGAAACAGGAAGACGGCATCACCCTGATTGCCACGAACACGTCTGTGTATGAGCCACACTTCTATTCCAACCAAGAAATCCGCGACCTCCCTGTCAGGATACTAGGAAAAGTAGTCGAACTGCGCGGGAAAGTATAATCAAAAGGAGGGCTTACTATGTCACTATCTGCTATTGATATATTCTTATTGGATTACTATGACCATCGTTCCATTGAAGAATTGCTATCCGAGTATCATCAGGACCTGACTGGTCCAGATTATCGAGAAAGATTAAACTGGCTTTGCAAAAACGGATATTTGACAATAGGGGCGCCAGAAGAGGCCTTGCATCATTTGACGGTTCCTGTTTTAAAAGATATATTGCGTAATCAAAAATTAAAATTATCTGGGAAAAAAGATGTTTTAATCCAAAGGATTATTGAAAATATCCCGATAGAGAAGTATCAAGCACAACTCCCTAAAATTTATGTGCAATCAGAGAAAGGGAAAAAAGAAGTTACTCGTCATGCAGCCTATCTAGAAAATTACAAAAATTACTATGGTTTTATGAATAAAGAGATTCATGATATGGAGAATCAGCTGTCAGAATCAGAAGATCTTCCGCGAGATGTCCTACTTGCATTATTCAAGAAGCATATTCAAGAAGAACTTACTAAGAAGAATTTCAGAAACGTTAGTGACCTATATCATAAATTATATATCTTCTCGAATAACAGGTGTAAGAAAAGAGAAGCGCTAAAGTTCTTACTAATTGCAAAATTCATCGATTTAAGCGGGATGGATAATCAAAATTTAGTTGGGCCATATAGATCGTTGGAATATATTTTTTCTAATGGAGATTGGTCTAATGTAGACAAGCTAGTTACTGCCTTAAATTTATCTGATAATGACTTAAAGAGTCTATATATCGAAGCGTTGGAAAAGTCGAATTTAACACTTCCATTTTCCTATTTTGATAAGGAGACTATATTTTCAATTATAATTGATGAATTGCATGGAAAAGAAAATCTATTTAAATATTATAAATCAATCAGCCGTACTCCTAAAGAAAATGATTCTAATTATAAATTTTATGATTTGGAAGATACCACAGTGCTTTCCAACAATATAATTCCTAGTGGCAAAGAAAATCTGTTGAAAATTTCTGAGCATAATATTACTTCCCAAGAAACTAACGTATCAGCTGAATCCATCTCTAAACATAGAAAATGGTATGACCGACAGGGAATCGTATGGCTGATGCTCCTTCTCCTCTGGCCGCTCGGCATGTTCATGCTCTATCTGCATCGTGAAAAATATACACCCAAGCAGTTTAAGTATCTTGCAGTAGGTACATTCTGTATCTGGTTTTTCTTCGGTTTCATCAATCCGGAAATCAATAAACCATCGACACATCCTGCCACACAAACCGTCCAAACCACAGCGGCCTCTGTGAACACAAGCTCAGGAAAAGACAACTCGGCAGATTCAACCTCGAGCACCGTGAAGAAGGAAGCCGCTGTCACAAGTTCCTCTGCAGCACAGTCCACTTCGGCCACCTCGTCGGCAGCAACGCCCAACGCATCGAATACTACCAGCAAAGCCGCTTCAGGAGCGTCCACCATCCCCAAAGCAAGATACCTCGGCAATCCCAACTCGAAAAAGTTCCACCGGCCAACCTGCCGCACCATCAAGCATCCTGAAAACTTCGTTACCATCAGCTCACGAGATGAGGCTATCGCCGACGACTACACACCATGCGCCGTTTGCAAGCCGTGAATGATATAAAACGATTTAGAAAGGAGTTGTGTCAGTATGAAAAAAGTATATCTTACCTTATGCATGTTAATGATGATGGTTCTTTCGATAGGTTTTACCCCAGCATTTGCAGCCGATTGGTATTATGTCGGAACTAGCGATAACGGAGAAATGTCTACCTACATCGATAACTCATCTGCTCAAACTTCGCAGTTGCTAAATCGCTGAGTTATTCTTAGCGGCAATCTGCAAAATAAAAATAGCATAAGCTATCTCCATTTTGTATAATGAAAGTGACGAAAAATCCACAACAAAATCGGAGGGCTTATGCTATGAATATTGTACCACATTATCATCACTCCTGTGAAGCTGCTTCTTCCAAGATTCAGCGATTCTTTGCTGAGTTCCATGTCGGCCAGATCCTGCGGAGCTGCAATGCCTACAAGCTGCGTGGCTTTGCGGTCATGGCCATCTTCCTCGTCGCGTTCGAGGCGGTGTTCCAGCGGCGTTCCTTTTACCAACGGAAGAAGGATGCGCCAGAGTCCATCCCGTTTGAGCGGGATACGTTCT